TGACTAGCAACGAAGTTGCGACGTCCGGGCGTCGGACCTCTGGTCCTAGCCTGACCGAGGAACAGCTCGTCAGGGTGTTCCGCAAAGCAGCGGAGAAGGCGCTGCTGGAATGGCACCCCGATCAGTGGGATCGGCAGAAGGACGAGGCCGACGACCTGTCGCAGGAGCTGTGGGTGTGGTACCTAGCGCGTCCTGGCACGCAGCGGAAGATGAGCGACCTGTCCGAGGACGAGGCGGTCGAGACCGCTCGCATCCACGCGATCCAACTCCTGAGCCAGCAGGCGCTGAGCAGCAACACCTTCCAGGGCCGGGACCTGTACTCATCCGACGCTGTCCGCGAGGGTCTGCGCGGGGAGTCGACCAACCAGTACCTGAACGAGATCCTCCCGTACGCGCTGGACAACCTCGACACCCGCAACGAGCTTCAGGCCGAGGCGATCCGGTGCCGATACGACGACGGTGTAGTGCCAGCCCGCCAATCCCGTGAGGAAAACGTGCTAAAGCACGCGGTGAAGTCGGTGACCGAAGAGGTCAACGTCTTCTACCTGACCTCTAGCGACGAGGGGATCGGCTCTAGTTCAAGGGTTTTCCCCGAGTCGCGTAAACAGCGTGGGGCGTACTCCGATCCGACCGGGGACACAGCGGCCCTGCTGGAAGAGCATCCCGAGTTCCGGGAGTTGGTCTACGGACAGACCCCGATGCGCGAGTTCCTCGGTGGCGCAGCGTCTCAGCCGGTGTTCGAGCTGGGGAAGCGGGGCGGGAAAACCGTTCGGTACCGACGAACAGGATCGGGAGGTTGCTAAACATTATGGATTCTCAATTCAACGGCATGGGCCGGTCGGAGTTGTACCGGGCTCAGGTTTTCCCTGAGCTCTTCCCGCACGAGAAGCCGATGCTGATCGAGCAGTGGAGCGTCGAAGAGCGCGAGATGTATTGCGGTATCTACTTGAAAGGAGTTGCATGACAGACATTAACTTTGGCCCGACTGGCGAATTGATTTTTAATCGCACGTATTCAAGAACCAAGCCGGATGGCAGCAAGGAGACCTGGCCCGAGACAGTCGAGCGCGTAGTCGACGGCAACCTCGCGTTGGTGGACGAGCGGTACCACCTAGAGAACGAGCGCGAGCAGCTCGTCGGGTTGATGACCGACTTCAAAGTCCTCCCAGGAGGACGGCACCTGTGGGCGTCGGGCGTCAAGAACGCCCAGCACCTGTTCAACTGCTGGGTGTCGGGGTGGACCGAGAAGCCTTCGGATCACTTCGAGTTCACGTTCATGCGGTTGATGGAAGGCGGGGGTGTCGGGGCGAACTACTCGAACCGATACCTGCGGGACTACCCGCCCGTGCAGCAGGAGCTCTATGTGCATATCGTCTGCGATCCCGAGCACCCGGACTACGCTGCGATGCGGGATGCCGGCGTCTTGTCGACCGAGTACGACCCCGACTGGATGGGTGCCTTCGAGGTCGAAGACTCCCGCGAGGGTTGGGCGGCTGCGCTGGTGGACTTGATCGACACCCACTACCGCGACGAGGTCGCGCACTTCCAGCGGGTGTACGACGTGTCGCGGGTGCGCCATGCCGGGGCGAAGCTGAAGACGTTCGGCGGGAGGGCTTCTGGCCCGCAGCCGCTGGCGCGGATGCTGATCGACGTGTGCAACATCCTGAGCTGGTTCCACGGGATGGGGCTGGACGGGATCGCAGCGATGGAGATCGACCACGCTATCGCTCAGTGCGTCGTAGCCGGTGGTGTACGCCGCTCTGCTCGTATGGCGATGATGCACTGGCAGGACCCGCAGATCATGGAGTTCATCCACTGCAAGAACGACTCTGGCAGTCATTGGACTACGAACATCTCCGTCGAAGTTGACGAGGAGTTCTGGTCGGACGTGCGGGAGGCGACAGCCGATCCCAACCCCGGCGCGTGGTGGGCACATGAGGTGCTCGACGCCATCTCTACCGGGATGGTCAACAACGGTGAGCCCGGTTTCTGGGACTCGTCGCTGTCCAACGAGGGCGAGCCGAACGAGGTCGTATGCACCAACCCGTGCGGGGAGATCACCTTGCAGGAGTGGGAGCCGTGCAACCTCGGGCACATCAACCTCGCGGCGTTCGTCACCGAGTCGAACAAGACCGACTACCTCGGGTTGATGACAGCGCACCGGCTGATGACGCGGTTCTTGATCCGCGCCACGTTCTCCCCGGTCGCTGATCCGAAGTCGCGGGAGGTGCTGGACAGGAACAGGCGCATCGGCGTAGGCCACCTCGGGGTGGCCTCGTACCTAGCGATGACGCGGCAGCGGTATTCGCAAGCGGCGCTGAACCAGGGCTTCAAGAACCTGCTGCGGGAGATGGCGGTCTACGTCGATGAAGCAGCGGAGAAGTACGCGCACCAGCTCCGTATCCCGGTGCCGGTGAAGAAGCGGACGGTAGCCCCTACCGGGACTATCGCGAAGCTGCCCGGAGTCTCCGAGGGGATTCACCCGATCTTCTCGAAGTACTTCGACCGCCGCGTCCGGTTCAACACGCAGGGCGACGACCTCGATCAGGTCGACGCACTGGAGGGCCAGGGGTATCACGTCGAGCCGGATCTCTACGCGCCGAACACCGTCGTCGTCACGATCCCGACGAAAGACACCTTGGTTCAAGAGGTTGTCGATCGGTACGGGCCGGCTGCGGAAGAGGTCGTTGAGGCTGCGTCGGACTTGACGTTGAACGAGATGCTCGCGTTCCAAGCGGTGTATCAGCAGTGCTGGGCCGACAACGCTGTCAGCTTCACGGCGAACGTACACCCCGATGAATACTCGGCATCCGATGTCGCGCAGGAGATCACCCGGTTCGGCGGGAAGCTGAAGGGCATGACTTGCTTTCCTGAGCTGTCGATGCCACAAAGCCCATATACCCGAATCTCGAAGGAAGAGTACGAGAATGCCACAGCCAAGCAGGTCGCTGACGGCGTTGACGAGGAGTGCGCGTCGGGCTCCTGCCCTATCCGGTAAGCGGGGGTGGGCGGCTATCGCCGCCTTCGTCCTCTACCACGATCTCGTCTGCCCAGAGGGCGAGATGCTATCCGAAGCAGTAGACCGAGGGCTGGAACGCCACCCGTCGCTCGTCTACGGCTTCGTCGGTGCAACGGCAGCGCACCTGTTGAACCTGCTGCCAAACCGGGTCGACCCGTACCAACTGGTCGGCCTGAATCTCCGCAAGATAATGAAAGGCAAGTAATGCAAGATCCATTCGCCGCGCCCACCGAGGCTCAGGACGAAGTAGTAGCACCCGCCGCAGTCGAGGCACCCGCCTCGGCACCAGCCCCGAGGCCGGCGAGCACGTCTGAGGGCAAGCTCGTCGTTACCCTCAAGGGCGGCACCGGGTTCGACGCACCGTGGATTGTCATCCACGCCGACGACGCAGCCGACGCGCTGAGCCAGTTCGACAACACGCTGGCGAGCTTGATGGAGAAGGCGCAGCACGCGGCCAAGCACTTCGGGTCGCTCGGCTCTCCGTCCGGTGGTGGCCGTCCCGCTGCTGCGGGCCAGCCGGCAGGTTCGACCGAGGCTCCGCCGTGGGCTCCGCCGAAGCCGTTCGATGACTTCGTCTACAAGACAGGTGTTTCGGCGAAGAACGGGAAGGTCTGGCACGCCTGGATGCCGCCGCAGAAGGGTGACGCCCGTCCCGCGAAGTTCTTCTACAACGACTGACGGTTGACATAGAACGAGCTAGGTCGGACACTTGACATGGAACGGGGGAGCCCTCCGGGGCTCCCCCTTCCAGAAGGGAAGCACATGAAGCTAGTAGACGTCCTATACGCAGACGGCTCGGGAGAGCACTGCTTAGCCGACGACACCAACGGCGACGTTGTCGATATCGAGTTCCACCCCGAGTCTGGTGGCATCGCCGTCATCAAGGCCATCGAAGGGCACGTCCACATTCTGAATTGGAACTACGTCGTCCGAGTGTCCACCTCGGACTACGAACCGGAGTTAACGGAGGAGCAAGCATGAGCGTAGTAGAGGATCTGAAAGCGGCTCGCCAGCACGTCGAGCTGGGCTGGACGCAGGGCAAGCTGCACCGCGTCGAAACCAACAGCGTCTGCGCGATGGGTGCGGTGTCGCTCGCGGCGGGGATGCGGTTCGGCAGCCCGTGCAGCCAGATCGTGGAGTGGGACCGGCACCAGGCGATGTACGACGAGTTGATGAAGCACATCCCATCGGAGTTCTTCGACGTCGCCGCGTTCAACGACGCGGAGACGACGACTCAGCGCGACGTGCTGGACCTGTTCGACAAGGCGCTCGCTGAGCTGGGTGGGTTGGCTGCCTGAATGAAACAACACCGGCACGCCGTCGACGGTGAGACGGTGACCATTAACTGCGTTGAAACAGAGGAGGATCTCGATGGATTCCGCGAGTTCATACGCCGAAATACAAGATGCTTGGGAGTCGATTCAGAAACAACCGGGCTCGATACATATTCAGACGGGTTCCGACTCCGACTGGTTCAGTTTGGAACTCCGACCGAAGCCTACGTCGTCCCCGTCGAGATGGGTCCGCGCTACGCGGAGGATGTTCGGCTGGCTCTCAAAGGGGTTCAGCAGCTCATCCTCCACAACGCCAGCTACGACCTACAGGTGTTCGACGTTTGTCTCGGGCTCCCTATGGAAACGCTTTGGCCCCACGTCACCGACACCCGCATCCTGGCCCACCTCGTAGACCCACGGGCGAAGGACGAAGGCGGGATCGGGCATTCGCTGGAGGAGCTGACGCGCCACTACATCGACGCCGAGGTAGCCGACAACGTCAAGACGCTGATGGCCGACCTGGCTAAGGCGCACCACACGACGAAGGCGAACGTATGGAAGAAAGTGGATCTCGCAGATCCGCACTACCAGCTCTACGCGGGGATGGACCCGATCCTGGCAGCGAGGCTGCTTCGGAAACTCATCCCTCTTATCCCGTCTACGTCCGAATCGTTGATCCCGTACGAGCACTCCTTGGCCTCGGTGTGCTCCGCTATGGAGCGCACTGGGTTCTTGCTGGACGTTGCGTACGCGGAGAAGCTCGCCGCTGAGCTGAAGTACGACGAGTCCCGGTACAACGAGATCGCGCTGGGCTACGGGTGCGAGATGGTGAACTCGACCGATCAGGTCGCGGACGTCCTTGAGTCGATGGGCGTGAAGATCACCGGGCGCACACCTTCGGGTAAGCGGCAGGTCAACGACGACCTGTTGGTCAGCCTCGGCGTGGAGGCTGACCACTCCGAATACAACAGCAACGTAGCGGAGTTCGCGCACGCGGTCATCGAAGCGAAGAAGGCGGGGAAGTGGCGGAAAACGTGGGTGGATACGTTCCTCAAGACGAGGGACAGCGACAACCGCTGCCACGCGAGCATCAACCCGCTGCGTGCCCGTACAGCGCGGATGAGTATCACAGGTATTCCTGCTCAAACCCTGCCTGCTGGAGACGCTACTATCCGCCGCTGCTTCCTCGCTGACGAGGGGCACAGGATCGCGTCGGTCGACTACCAAGCGCAGGAACTGCGCGTGCTGGCCGCGTTGTCGGGGGACCAGACGATGGTCGAAGCGTTCCGACGCGGCGACGATCTACACCAGATCACCGCCGACGCTGCCGGCGTCGACCGGAAGGTCGGCAAGATGGCCAACTTTTTGCAAATTTACGGGGGAGGGCCAGCGA